TTCCTTTGCGTGTCTTATAACCAGACGGCATTGTTAGTCCTGCTACCTCAAGGTGGCCTAATATTAGTATATGTCTGTGGTTTCTTTTACCACAAACTAGACTAATTTTTTCCTCAATAAAATCCTTTATCTCTCCTCTTTCATACGTTGTTTTATATGGTAGAGAAATAACAAAAAAATCTTTACTGGGCGGAAAGTGGGTAACTTGTGGTCTGGTAACAACCTCTCCTAGCTCAGATAATGGCATTAATGAATTTACCCTATCTGGATTCTTTAAAAATAGATCGTGGTTACCAACTATAAAAACAGTATCTGGTATACTTTTAGTTATTTCTTTTATCCCATTAAATATTTCTGTATAAACATCGGTATGGATTCTATATCTTGCATGAAAAATATCGCCTAAAAAATAAAGCTTATCTACTTCTCTATCGTTACATATATCTCTAATTTGATCAATAACACTTATGGTATCTAAAAGACGGTCATTAAAACCATCTACCTTGTGAGAAAACAGTTCAAAGTTGTGACCATGTAAGTCTCCAGCTATACCTATCTTCATCTCTTTAGTTTCTCCTGCCAACTAACTGGTAACAATAGTTCTGGATATTGTTTTATTATCTTTGCTATGTCTGCTTTCTGAAACTTTATATCTGTGCCAACTATTTGTAACCAACCCGCTTTCTTTTGTAACTTTCCATCTCTATGTAGAATATCTGTAGCTCCAACATAAGGCAGTATACCCTTACTAAACAAGGTGGCTATATTTGCTTTTCTAAATGGTGGAGCAAACCGGTTTTTTGTAACAGCAATTCTACCGTGCATTCCAATAACCTTTTCACCTTTTTTTATCTGCTTAACTTTCTTTATCCATACCCTTAGTGATGTTTGAAACTTTATAACGTTACCACCAACCGTATCAACATCATCACCAAACGTTACGAACTTTTTTCTTATTTGGTTTATTAAAATAAGTGCTACCCTACTCCTAGCTAATGGTGCTGTTAATCTTCTTATATTACCCATTGCTAAAGCTCTTGCGGCAACTTCGGCGGTATCATAACTCCTTTTTTCTTCACGTTTAGCAAAACCACCGGCCACACTATCCATAACAGCCATTCCTGGTATGTGCGATGGTAGGTTCTCAATAAACCTATGTGTCCTGGTGAGAAACGTTTCTATAGACGTCCCTGGTTCAATATAAATAAACCTTGACGGATCAATACCAAGAATTTTTATGAAGTGGTCCGAAAAAGAACCTTCTAAATCACCATATAAACCAACACCGCCCAAGTTTTGAACCTCTTTTATAGCATGTAAAGCAGCAAGAGTTTTACCCGTAGAAAAATCACCGTATAACTCCGTTATTCTACTAGCTGGTATTCCACCACCACAAGCAATATCCATGGACAGTATACCAAACGGAAACAATTCTTTTACTGTTGTTGTTTCTTTGTATCCGTCTGAAAGTAAAAACGTCATTCCTTCTTTTACTTGGTTACCCTTGTTACCAAGCATTTTCTTTATTATGTTTTTTATACCTTTGTCAGATATTGTTTTTTGTTTTGTAACTTCTTTTTTGGGTTTACTTCCACCTGGTGTTCTGTTCATTTTAGCAACTCCTTCGTAAGTACCCACGCCGGTTTCGACCCGGCAACCTCCCTGCTACTAGCAAGGGCTCTGCCAATTGAGCTAATGGGTACCGCTCCACTTTCCTGATGGTGAGGCTGGAGCAACCTATATCTTAGTCTTCGTCAAATGCTCCTTCTTCTTCCAGCTCGTTCAACAATTCTGATTCTAAATCTTCAAAATCGTCACTAGTAGCTTCCTCTTCTTTCTCCGGTTCTGGTTCATCATCGTCCGTGTCAAACGGATCGTCATCATCGTCTGTATCGAACGGGACACTGTCGTCATCATCGTCCGTGTTGGTTTCCTCTAACTCTTCCTCAAGGTCACCAAAATCATCTTCTTCCGGTTCTTCTTTTTTAAGCTTAGGTTTTGGTTTCTCTTCTTCTACTTCTTCCTCCAGTGAGTCGTCCTCCATTAATGGATCTTCATCTTTGGTTAAGTCACCAAAGTCATCCTCCGTGGTTTCTTCCTCTACAACCCCTGTTGCTTGTTCAGATAAATCTTCGTCGTCTTCCTCCAACATAGCCGCTATTTCTTTAAATGAAAGAAGTTTTATTTCCTTTGGTAAATCGTAAATTCCTTTTTGCCATTTCTTCCAGTACTTATCAGGAAGCTTGGTAGGTTTACCTTTTGGTGTTAAACCATAATCTGGATATAAATTTCCATCGTTGCCCTTCACCGTCGTTTTATCTATGGTCAAGGTTCTACCGGTTTTAGGATCAGTTATGTCACCATAATCTGGATTAAGTATAAGTTTCAAAACTTTTTGATGTAGTTTTGTACCTATTTCTAGCTTGAGTACACCTTTGGACGGGTCTTCCATGTTTACCACGTTAAGGAGAAAACGCTTCTTAACCCTTAAATCACCAGCCAGTTCTTTATCGTCGTCGTCCTTTGTTGCGTATAACCTCTTCACTTCACGGCACACCGGACACTTTTTACCAGCCATAAACTTAGGACAGTATATCCTTGTGTTATCTTCACCAATACTGTAGTGAACGCCTATCTCAAGGGAGAAGTGATCCATGTTATCGTGAGGTGGCATAATCCTTACGATGTTATCACCTGTCTTTAGACCAAGCTCACCAGGTCTAACGTTACCTTTACCCTCTATCCTATTCTGGATTGTCTCGTACTGCTCCTTTAAAGCCTTCATGTTTAGTTTTCCCATTTGTTTATTCCTCCTCCTCTTTTACAAACACTTCTTTGCCTTTTATATACATTGTTCCACAATCGGGACAGATTATACCACTTTTCCCTTCAGTAGTTATAAAACCTTGACAATTCCTATATTCTCCTGGACCACTAAATTTGAAACCACATTTACACTTCATTATTCTTCGTCATCCTCCTTATACTTTCTTCTATTCTTGTTTACTATCTTTGCCGACTCATCACGGAGTATACTTATTTGTGAATCCATTTCTTTCCTGTTAGTTGCACCTATTGATATAAGCATATCTTTCCGGTGCTCAAAAGCTTTCACAGCCACCTTCAGCAAACTGTACTGGAGTTGTGCTTTACGGTGTATTCTGGAATAGGTTTTATATTCACTATCGGTAATAACACCATTCTTTACCATTGTCTCCGTTACTTTTATTGGTTTATCTTTTTCGTCTGTGATTTTACCAAGTCTTGTTCTTTCCGCTTCACATAACTCAGCAAACAATACATCTTTTTTCTCTTCTATACTAGCTAAATACTTTTCGGACCAGGCTTTCATAGAGCCCCAATAAGCAAACTTAGCCGATTGTTCTGCAAATTCCTTTGATAGTTCGGTTTCATTAACACCTAATTCTTTTCCTAAATCCAACCGGTAATCCATACCAAACGCTTTCATTACAATATGAAACTTTAGTATGTCCTCTCTATCAACAGGCTTGACTTCTGGTTTCTTTTTACTACCGGGTTTACGTTGCACCACAAATTTTCACCCTTTCATATAATAAGACTACTATTTTTGTTTATCAAAAGAACTTATTACCTTTCGTTCTTCTATATTTTCTTAACCGCATTTTTGTTATTTCACAATATTCTTCTGATATTTCTATTCCTACCCATCTTCTGTTTAATGCTTCACAAGCTATTGCTGTTGTTCCTGATCCTATTGTAAAATCTAATATAATATCATTTTCATTACTATATGTTTTTATTAGGTATTCTAACAGTTTAACAGGTTTTTGAGTTGGATGAAATCTATTGTTTTTATAGTTATCTTTTTTAAATTCCTGTATAGATATTGGAAGTTTTTTGTTCGGCTCGTAATCTTTTCCGTATTTTATTTCTTTTCCTACACCTCCCGTAAAACCATCTTTTCTATTTATTGATTTTTTCCCTAAATGCCTAGTTTGAGGCTTGTCTAAAAGTGTTTTTTGAGGGTAATAGTTGTGTGTTTTCAAACTAAATACGCTTATTATTTCGTGTGTCTTTAATGGTTGCCTATTGCCTAAAGCAAAATTGCCTGCTTTTCTCTTGTCCCAAATCCAATCATATTTATATTTTTTAATATTACTCATTCTTAAAGCACTACTAAAAGGTTCACTACCAAATAAAACTATTGCACCATTAGGTTTTATTATTCTGTTCAACTGTTCCCACATCAAATCAAAATCAATAACATTATCCCATTTACAAGCGGTTGTTCCGTATGGTGGGTCGGTTAAAACTAAATCAACAACACCAGTCTTAATCCTTGGCATTACATCTAAACAATCTCCATAGTATAGTATACCTAGTTTTGTCTTGTAATAAGGTTTCATAACTCTAATTCCTTCATTGTTCCCCATCTTTTGCCAATCTCTAAGTCTGCTACCAAAGGAATATCTCCCAACCACGGAACTTCTACATTCTCCATTTCCTCTTTTATAATACCCGCTATTTCTCTTACCACACCTTTAATAATTTCCCAATATAAAGCATCGTGATTTTCGTTTACTGGTACTACCTTATTTAACATACCTAATAACTTTTCTTTTCTTAATCTTCTCATTATGTTTATAAAAGCCTTCTTTATTATGTCGGAAGCACCACCCTGTATAGGTGCATTTACAGCAGCTCTAAGTAAACTTTCCAGCCGTTCCTCTTTTCTTATTTCTTCACGGGTTAAACCTTGTAAATCTCTGAAGTAATATCTTCTGCCGAACGGGTTTGTAATGTATCCCTTTTTGCTAACAGAAAAGAAAACCTTATCCCAGTATTCCGGTACACTACAATATAACTCTAAAAAGGCTTCTATATCTTTACGCACCTGTTTTACTTTCTTTGTTCCGTCTACATTAAAGTCTTTCCTATCTGAAACTAAACCTTCAGCCGACCTCATATAAATAACTCCAAAGTTATATGGTTTTGCTTTTGTTCTTTGGTCTTTTGTTAATTCCTCTGGTGTACAATTAAAAATACCACAACCTGTTGTTATATGGATATCTCCACCATTTACATAATTCTCCGTCATTGCTTTATCACCAGATATAGCAGCACAAACCCTCAATTCTATTTGAGAATAATCTACACCCAACAACCACCAGCCTTCTCTACTACAATATATATTTCTTAAAAAGCTTCCTCTTTCTATGTTTTGCATGTTTGGGTGTTTAGTAGCTGTTCTACCGGTGTCAACAAACCTGTACATAGGATGTATTCTACCGTCTTCCCATGTCCATTTATCAAGTATTGGTGTAACAAAGGTATTCAACCTTGTTATCTCTTTTTTATAATCAAGTAGATCCTTGGCAAACTTAGATTTATGATCATCCCTTAAAACAATTAGAACCTGGTTATTAACTTGTGGTTTCTTGGTTTTCTTAGTTCTCGATATTACAGGCAATTTCATCCTATTAAAAAGTATTTCTGCTAACTGGTCTGACGATGTTAGTTTGAATTTAGATCCTTTGGTCATCTGGTATCTTCTTACTTCTTTATATTCACAAAGGCTAAATCTCATATTCCTTATCTTTGCTTCCAACATTTTCTTTATCTTCTTTACATATTGTATATCAGGTTTTACTCCGTAATACATCAAGTACATATAACACTCTGAATATACCGGCATTACTATGTTCCAAAATAGATCCCACAAACCAGTCTTCTTCAACTGCTTGGTTAATATAAAGGCTAACTGGTAGGTAGTATCGCAGTCCATGCAATTATAATCGGATAAATCTTTTATGGGTATTTTATATGTATTATTATATTTATCAAACCTACCCCAAAACCTTTTTTTATAACCACCATACTCCGGTAAGTTTTCCCACACCATTGTTTCCAAATCGTTGGAACCTTTCTGGTCTAACAACTGGTGAGCGAGTAATGTGTCGAACATCTTACCTTTTGTTTCTATATCCCAGTCTCTCATGAGCTGTAACACGTCAAACTTAGCGTTCTGTAGGACTTTAGTTATAGAGGTATCCTCCAGTACTGATTTTATCTCTCCTCTAACTGTATCAGGGTGTTTTAGCTTTATATCATTATGCCAAATGGGTATACAAAAGGCTTTCTTTTTACCATAACCAAAACCTATAACAGTTATCCTATTATCATCTTTGTTAAAAGTTTCTATATCAACACTTATTATCTTATGCTTTTGTAATTGCATTAGGTAGGATAAAGCTTGACTATCATTTTCCGCAAACTTGTAATTAAAACTTTCTGTTTCTTTTTTTAATTCAGTATTACCTCTTAAAATATCTTTTACTTTTTTTAAATCCAATACAAATAACTCTATTTTATCTTCGGCATCTTTATATAACATAGAAGCTGGATGGAAAGTAGGTAACACGTTTATATTCTCTACACCTGCTTTACTGTTACTGTACTTTAAAAGTTTACCTCTGAACCTTGTTATGCCTGTAAGTTTCATCAGGGAGTTTAACGCAGTATTACCAAGTGGAACTATAATTTTTAATGTATCTTTATATTTCCTTATTTCCTTTAAAAGAAATTTATTACAAGCTTTAATTTCTCCTCCGGTTGGTTTCCTATTTCTATCATTAGAGGTTATTGGTCTACATCTAACAGCGTTGGTTAAAGCAAAGTTGGTAAACCTTAATTTCTTTAAATTCTTTTTTAGGAGTTGACCGGTCTTACCAACAAATACTTTATTATCTTCGTCTTCCTGTTCGCCAGGTGCTTCACCAATAAAAAGTATTTCAACCTTCTTTCCATACTTTGAAGGTTTTATACACGGATTTATAATAGTGTTTTGTGATAGATTACAACCACTACACTTTTTTGACACTTCACCAAACAGTGTTACCGTCATATAATTTCCTCAAAGATCTCTTCTTCTATTTCATCGTCATCTACTGAAGGAGAGTTTAAATTAAATTCCGTGGTTTTATTTATTACATGAAACAATTCCCTAGTAGCAACTATATCACTCATAGCATCATGGGCATCCTCAAGTTCTATACTAAAATGTTCACAAACAGTTTTTAACTTATAATTCTTTAGCTTTAGTAATCCTCTACATTCCAACATATGAACAAACGGTGCTATATCTAACCTCCTCCAGTTTATAAAACTACCTAGAAACCGATCATTACACTTCTTAAAAAACATGGCGAAGAAGCTCATGTCAAAGTAAACATGAAAACCAACCGGATACATCTTATCGTTACTATCTCTTATGTTTATGTGAAGTTTAAAGTCTTCCACTATCTTTTCTTTTACCTCTTTATAATCCGGAAACTCCATTATCTCTTCTTTTGTGTAACCACCTATGTTTAAAGCTGGTTGCGTTATGGTATCCGGACTGAATGGTTTAACGTTGAAGCTGTTTCTTAGCACTTCTTTACCGTCTACATCTATTATGTAAGCTATCTGATAGATATCGTGTATGATAGGTGATGTACCGGTTGTTTCAACGTCTAGGAAGAGGTATTTAGTTGTCATTGTTCATAGTGTTTCTTAATTATATATAAAGCTATCACCACACCAGATATAGAACTTACTAAACCAGCAATTAATATACAAGTATTTTCATTCACTTCATCAACCCTTTCAACCCACAGAACAATGACTGGAGTTGTAACACTTTTATGGTTCCTTGTGTCATGTTGAAGTTTGCTTCGGCTACCAATGGTAACATATCTTTTCTTTTTTTCTGCTTAATAACTTCTTTATATATCTTATCCAACACCAGATCGGCTTCACCAGCGTGTTCAAACGTATATTTTATGAAAGCACCAATTTTCATACCTAACAGGTTATCTTCCAAATCGGCACCGGAGATGCCGCCGCCATCAAGATACTTGTTCAACATACTGATAGCTTTTCTCATATCACCACCAGAACGTTTTGCTATCCTTATTCCTATCTTTTTATCATAATCACCTGTTTCTTTTTTCATTATCTTTAACAGGTGTACCACCATTTCCTTTGCTTTAAAATCCTTGAAGTGACATTCAAGACACCTGGACACAAGTGGTTCTATCAACTTTTCTTTATAATTTACTGATAGTATAAATCTACAGCCTCTATGGTATTCCTCCATTGTTCTTCTTAAAGCAGTCATAGCCTCTTTCGTCAGGAAATCCGCCTCATCCAAGAAGATAATTTTTTTTGTATTGCCTTGTGCTAATGCTTTTGTCCTTGCAAACTCTTTTACTCTGTTTCTTATAACACCTATACCTCTATCTGCACTTGCGTTTAGTTCCAAGAAGTTACCTCGCCAGTCAGAACCGAACAACGTTCTAGCTATAATAAGAGCGAGGGTGGTTTTACCTGTACCGGCATTACCATAAAACAAAAGGTGAGGTATTGTTTTGTTTTTCTTTATGTGGTTCTGTATCGCCTTTACTATCTTTTCATGTCCTCTGAACTCCATAAACGTTTTTGGTCTATACTTTTCCGTTAGCATTTTATCCTCCTAAGTATAACTCATACAAAGTTTACAAAAACAAGGTCCATCGTAATCTTCAGGGTGTTCGTTTTCCTTTTCCGTTTTTCTAAGTAACACATCAAACCTATATTTTAAAGTTTTAATGTCACTTAATTTTTCTTGTAGTTCTTTTATTTCTTCCCATTCTTCTTTTATCATCTTATCTTCAACCTCATAAAACTCACTTTTCTTTCTGCTGGTACAAAGCAATAAGATAACAGATAACAAAGCACTATTGGTTTCAACCGCAACAGTACTTTTCTATCTATAAAATCCAGTATCTCAGCGTTGTCTAAATACTTCTCCACGTTGCTTATCAAGAACTTCATCAACATGTAAAGCATGGTAGTGTTACCCTTGAGTAGTTCAAACACCTTTTCCCTATCAGGATTATTTACAATACTCTGTAACACGTCAAATATACTATGTTTAGCTCCCCACATGTCTACATACTTGACTTCTACCTTGTGCCGTAGATCCATTCCTTTTAGGTACTTGGTTGCTTTATCATTGGATATCCTCATTATAACGTGTACACGAGCTTTTTCTATTATCCAGGTGAACTTCTTTTTATCTAGTTTTAACTCGTCAACGTCAACAAAGATTTTCTCATTTTCCTTACCACTAGCAAAGAATCCTTTTATTAGAAAAGTATCACAACGAAAGCTTTTGATTCTAACTAGATCATCTCTATTTGTTAAATCAATATCACCAACGAATATTTCTATCATCTACTCTTCTTCAGCCTCCTGTTGTGTTTGGAGGATATAGTTGAATTTTCCTACCTTTATCCACACTGGCATACTTGCTAAACCTTTACCTTTTGGGTTAAAGAAGAAAACAAGAGCTTCACCACCACTGGACGTTACTATTTCACGTAAACCAGAACCCATTGTTGTCCGAAAGTTCTTGGTTATATTAACTTCTTCTAACTCAGGTATAACCGTAAACCTTGCTGACTTGGTGTCATTCTCAATAATAACTTTTAACTTGTTTTTATCAGCAGCAAAACAGAAGTTATACAACTCTTCACCAACTACTGTTGCATCACTAATAATTTCCTTTAACACATTGACACTGGTAGTAAAAGAGTTTTTCTTTGAGAACTTAGCTTCAATACCATTTTTCTTTGCTTTAAAATATAGTTTCTTATAATCTGTTTCTTTAAAATCACTTAAACCAGCAGTACTTTCCATCATGTGCTCTGCCATTATGGTAAATGTTCCTTGTTTACCTTTTTGAAGTACTTTTATGTTTTTTGTTGTTGCCTGGAGTTGTATGGTATCAGACGAGAACCGGTCAAGTACCGCTTGAAACTGTTGGATAGAAGGTATTATAATCTTACCCTCTTCTATTGTCTTTGCTTTTAACCCACCTTGAAGAAATACAAGGTGTTCATGACCAACAGCTTTCACCTGGATCTGGTTACTTTTTGCTAGTAATACACAATCAGGAACACGGCTGCTGAGACCCACCTGGTTAAGAAATTGAGAAAAATCGCCTTTGTTGACCTGTACTTTTGTCACCATCACTCTACACTTCCTTTCATATAATAAGACTATACTAATGTGTTAAGCCGAACCTCTTTTTTTCTATCATTAATCTCTTTTTGTAGTTTCATATAGTATATTAAATTTACCTCAAACCGTGATTTATAATCAGTACTAATACAAGATAAGTCAAACCTACTCTTATCACCAAAATAACTCTGTCCTATTTCCTTTAGATAATCAATAATTTTTGCTCTCACAAACTTAGGTAAAGCTCGTATGTGGTCTTTATTACTTAACTGTTTATTTGATACAACTATTCTAGACAAATTTTTGCAGTGGCATTTATCAACAATATTACTAGGAACAGAAACGCTTCCTGTTCTTGCCTGCTGAAGCCAACTACTGCTATCAACAGAATCCCAGTTGAATCTATTCAACATTTTTGGTGAAGTTATACCAAACCCATGCGTTTTTGTGCCATTCTGTTTTGCGGCATTAAGAAACTTACCTATATAATCAATAGGTACTTCTTTCTTTCCTTTCCGTATAAAACCAGAAAAGCCCACATATTTATATTTCTTAATCATATGTAACCAATAATCCCAACCACGCATACAATGCCAAACAACTATTGGATTACCAATATATTTCTCAAGAATTTTTCTATAAACTTCAACAATTTTTAAACCTACAACATTTTCAATATCAAGCTCAACAAACTGGTCATATAAATATGAATACTTTTTGAGGTACTTCACATACTCCTTAAAGAACGCATTATAATTCTGTTTTTTTCCGACAGTTTGAATGGAATGCGCTCCACTATCTAACATTATCGATAAATTGCTATTAGCTTCCTTACTTTGCTTTATAACTTCGTGGAACTTTTTTGATTTTATGATATAAAAATAACTAACCAAGATATTTTCAACACCACATCTAACCATTAAACTAAATATGTCGGCAGTTGAAACAGCGAGATAAATCTTCATATATTAATTACTTCTCCTTTAGTGACATTTGTAGCTATGCCGCCCCTAATAGCTACATCTAAAGTGATGTGAAGCTGGTTGGGTTTCACTCTAATAGAAAAATCCTGATAAATTTTATCTATTAAATGTTCATGTGATATAGGAATATATAAATACTCCATAAAATAGAACTTTAGACTTTTAAGTTCTGGTAGTAGTTCAGACGGAATAAAGACAATATTTATTTCATAAATGTCTGGATATCCTGTTGCTGGACAGAGTGCTATTAATTCTTCTGTTTTGTAGGTTACTTTTACTTGTGTTCCAATGTAAGGTATTGTTTTAATACTTTCTGATAGCTGTAAATCCATCACAACTTGTGTTCTTTCAGCTATTTCTTGAATCGACATTTCTTCTATACTTTTTGTAAACCACCAGTCTTTAACGTTTTCCATATCATTTTTCATCCTTTATCTACAAAATGTAAAAATTCACTTCTAACTTCCGGGCGGGTTCTAAATTCACCTCTCATATCGCTGGTATACATGTAGCTTTCATATTTCCTTACATCACGCATTTCCTTACACATGTGCCGGCCTTTCATTACTAAACCTATACCAACAGGTTCAAGTAGTTTTTCAAACTTATCCACCACCTCTTTTACTAACCGTTCTTGGATCTGTAATTTTGCGGCAAAGTAATCTATCCAATCCGCTACCTTAGATAATCCTATAATTGTGTTTTTAGGAATATAAGCAAACCAGTATCTACCAAAAAATGGCACCATATGATGTTCACAATGAGAATAGAAATAACCGGTATCAATTATCATTTCATCATAAAGTAATCCATCTTGACCATTTGGAAAACAAGTTGCTTTTGGTTCTTTAGATTTATCATAACCACGAAAAATCTCTTCCCACATTCTTACGACCCTATCTGGTGTATCTTTTAAGCCAACTCTATTAGGATCATCGCCAATAGCTGATATAAAATCTATTACTAGATTTTGTTTTTGTACATCATCCATTACTTTTTTTCCTTACATATTCCGTTGGATCTATTACACCTACTTCTTGAAAAGCTTCTATTCTTTCCTGACACGTTGCACATTCACCACAATGTAATTCTTCACCTTTATAACAGCTCCACGTGTTTTGAAAATCTACACCAAGTGAAAAACCAAACTTTACCACTTGTCCTTTTGATACCCTTACAAAAGGTGCAAATACTTCTACCTTGTTATAGGTTCCAAGTGCTGTTGCTAATGATAAAGCATCAACAAAAGGTTCTCGGCAATCTGGATATATAGTTTCGTCGTTTGCATGTGGTCCGAAGTACACCTGGGTTATACCTAAATTCTCAGCCCAGCCGACTGCAATACTGAGCATTATCATGTTTCTGTTGGGTACTACAGTGATTTGTTGGTTCTCGTGTGTATAATGCTCTGTAGGTATTTCTTTATCATGGTCTAGAAGGGCGCTAATATCGCCTATTTTAGCCATAAAATCAATATTCAGTATCTTATGTTCCTTACAGAGCTTATCTCCCCAGTATTTAGCAAAACGAAGTTCCTTGAAATGTCTTTGTCCATAATTAAAGCTTAAACCATAAACCTCTTGTATTTCTTCGAAAGCTTTTACGTAATGGAGTAGAACGGTACTATCAAGACCGCCGCTCATTATTACAACAGCTCCTCCTACCTGATTCCTACTAGTTTGTGCGTCTGTAGACTTAATCTCCATCGTGGTCTCTCCTTAACTATTTCTATTACCTCTTTTACATTGTCCATACCATCACAAGGCTGGAGGAAACATGGTATACAAGCTTTATCACAAATCCTCTCCCAATAGTTTACTTCTTCCATATCACCGGTATACACAAGTTTTATTTCTGACCATATACATTTTACATCGGTGCTTTTTTTTGGACTAGTTGTAACCCAAATATTTTCAAATATTTTATGCGGTATATAATAAGTACCATTTGTCTCTATCTGAATCACAAAAGACCATATAGATTTATTTAAAACTGTAACAAGATCAATAACACCATCCATCTGGAGAAACGGTTCACCACCAGTAATAACAATATGTGTTGTTTCTCTACTTGGAACTATTCGTTCTATCCTTTGCAAAATTTCTTCTGGTGTTAGTTGCTCTTGACAACTGTTATCAGTGTCGCAGAAAGCACAAGCAAGGTTGCAGTTAGCAAAACGAATAAAGATAGCTGGTGTACCTGTAAAGTATCCTTCGCCTTGTATGCTCAGAAAGATTTCATTTATCTTGATTTTCATACCTCAACCGTTACCTTACTTGTATCTGTTTCCCATAATTCCACTTTTACACAAGAAGGAATCTGCCTCATAATAAATAAAGCTATCCTTTCTGCTGTCGGGTTTGTAATTATCTTATTTAAATCTTTATGACATAAAGAATCAACCACCGCTTTAATTACACCAAAATCAATAATCATTCCGTCATCTGGTTTATCAAAATGTAATAAGTCAGATTCTTTACCCCTACAAGTTACATTATAATGCCAAGAATGTCCATGGAAGTTTTTACATTTGCCTTGGTGATTAGGTAGAAAATGTGCTGAATGAAATGTACCGGATTTTTCTAAAGTTATAGTTGGTTCCTCCACTTGTATCTCAACTCCTTTTTAATATCTTCATATAATAAGACTACGAATAAAAAATAAAGGACCGAAAAACTTCTCCGGTCCTTAGGAAAAGCTACATCAACTTAAGAAAGCCTAACGACAGACTTAATATCTCCATTTCTTAATTTTCGTTGAATAATCTCAATAGGATTATCGTGTGGACCTCGCTTTTCAAAGCCTAGTTGGCGCACGGCGTCAGCATAGCTGGTATACTCATTACCGTCTACATTTATAGGAACACCACGACCATTACCAGACTTCTTCTGCCGGAAAGTAATGATATCCCCATTGAGAATGAGTAGAAACTTTGTTTTATTGCCCGGCTGAAATGCTGCTATCATCTTCATCCCCACATATACTGGGTCAGCTCCAAGTTCACCTGATTGTTGAGCTTTAACTAGCTTTTCAGCAAACTTCTTAATGTTAATACCTTTCAGGCCAACTGAATTAAGGATGTTAAAAGCATATTCAGAAGCTGTACCGGGCTTGAAAGGACACTTCGCCGGAGTGGCTAATACAAGCTTCTTTAATTTTTGTTTAGCTTTGCTAGTCTCCTTAATTACCGGTTTCTTTTCTGCTTTTTTACGTGCGGATTTACACACTACACAACCACAGTCAGGTTTGTGTCCACTCTTTTTCTTTGGTTTTGCTTGCGTTGCTTCCTGCTTCGGTGCAGCTTCCTTCTTATTACTTTTCTTTTTCTTCGGTGTATATGTACCATCCTCAATGGACTTCGTACGGCAACCCCTAGCTGTATCCTTATAATCCTTTATACACGCCTTACAGAACTTGTCACTAGGAACGTAATTGCCAAAACACTGATTGTCTTCGGTTTCTTCGTCAACCTCAGTTGTTTCCTCTTCATCCAAGAAAACCTCTTCACCGTCTTCAGATTCGTCGTCCAATTCCAGCTCCAGATCCTCCTCTACTACTTCTGACTTCTTCTTCTTGCTCATTTTCTTACCTCCTTTTCCTTTCCTTTCTTTTCCTGCTCTACTTAATAAGACTACCAAAGAAGTTTAATGAACCGGTTTTTCTTTAAAAAAGATAAAAATAATTAGTTCTGGAGGAGAAATGGTTGATAATACTATAGTTATCATCTTCCATCCTCCTCCAGAATCCGAAAGAAGTATACGTTGGGCCTACAACCAACGACACGTTTATGGTTCCAGGATGACTTGGAGAAGGTATGCAGGACAAGTACTCACAGTATTCGGACTTGAGTAACACATTTGTCGAATCAACATACTATGTAGGTCTCCAATGCTTCACTACCTGGTGAGTCATCCTTTTACTTAGTCGACACATAATAAGACTAACTATTTATTTTATTGATAACTATTTCTCTAACTATGTTTTCTATTTCTTCTATACTTTTTGCACCAGATACCAACTTCATTCTGTTATTGTGTACGTATAAGCTTCTATAACCTTTTCTAACCCTCCGGTGAAAATTTATCTTTTCACTTTCTATCCTATCCATTGTTTGTTGGTTATTAGAGAATTTTCTTTTTAGACCTTTTGCCGGCGGTAGATCCAGGAGTACGGTTAGATCTGGTTCTAATCCCATTGTCACAATATCTTGAAGTTTGTTTATCATTTCTATATCTAACCCTCTACCATAGCCCTGGTAAGCAATGGTGGAATCCTTGAAGCGGTCACATATAACTATGTTACCTTTTTCCAGGTTTGGTATTATGTGCTTGTTTACAAGCTCTACCCTGGCTGCACCATAAAGGATGAGTTCCGTTTCGTCCTCTATGTTTTTGTTGTTTGGATCAAGCAGGATTTCCCTTATCTGTTCACCAACGTTTGTTCCACCAGGTTCTCTCATATAAACCGCTCTATGGTTTGTGTTGTTGTTTATATGGTTGGTCAACAGCAGTGCTTGTGTAGTCTTGCCCGTTCCTTCACAACCCTCGAAAGATATAAAGTAGCCTTTTTTATTTATCATTTAGAGTGGTATAATTCTACTAGTTTTCGGCGTATTTTATTAAACCAAGATATATTCCTTCTACATACTTTTATATAAGCTTGATTTTCCTTATCTTGTGATAAGATAGTTTTTGGCATCCTTTTCGTTCTCCTCTTATCATAATGTACCCTATAACTATCAATACATGAATCTTCCCAGGCTATACCTAAATCCAAAGAAAGGAGAAGTTTTTTTATCTCTGTTTTAGTTAAATGAATTTGCATTTTTTATCTTTTCATACAACTTTAATATTTCTACCTTTTTCACTGGCATAAACTTCCACTGGTCTACACCAACGTTTATAACTGGAATGTTAAACCTGTTTTCCCACAACCATTTCTCGTGAACGTGACCACATAGAACACCATCACATTCGTTTGGTATCTGTTCATATTTGGGCGGCACATGCACCAGGTAGAACGTATGGTTACCAAACGACACTATAGCTGAATCTAAACTATCCACACCGTTGTTTTTATCATGGTTACCATTTATATGTACTATGTCCCCGTTCAACTTTTCTTCCCAGTACTTTGCTTTCTGATCACTACCTGCTCTACCTCTACAAAAACAAAAGTCACCAATATGGATAACTGTGTCACATGGTTTAACTCTTTGGTTCCAATTTCTTATTAGTACTTTATTCATCTTTCTTGTTCTTTTTATAGCTACTTCTTTTGATACCCACTTACTATCTTTATCTAAATCACCTGGTTTAAGAAAAGGACGATTACAATATCTAATTATATTAATGTGAGAAAAATGGGTATCTGCTGAGAATAGTAGTGCCATTATTTCTCCTTAAAATGCATTTTTATCATGACAATTAAAATACAACGTTTCCGTTTTATTATAAGGACGTTTTCTAAAGTTTAGTGTAAACCATCTAAAAATGTCTTCACTTCTTCCGGTAGTACTGTAAAAAGCAACTTTATTATCTATAGACCGGAAACAAGGTCTATACTCAATATTCTTAACTGGTTCCTCCCACCATTTTTCATTGTCTGGATTACACAAACACTCTGTGACAGTGTTAGGTTTTAGGAGTGTTAATACCGGTGGTGGTGACGATAGATCTATAACTTCACCTGTGTGCCAACCATCTATAATTATTATCTTCATTTCCTTATAAACTCCTCTATATCTTTAGCTGGTATTACTAAACTAATAGGAGGCATGGTGTGATCTGACCAGGATATTATTTTCCAAGCACCTTGTATTAAACCAACTACGTTTGTATTGGTATTAACCACCGGTGCTCCGCTTAACCCATGGAAAGCACAGCCCTGGATACCAAAATGTACCAACTGGCTTCTCCGTTCACCTCCACTTACAGGCAAAAAACAAACCGTAAACCGCAGGACAAGCCGATCGACATAGTTGTATGTACCCTGTGCTACCACTTCGTCTAAAATAGCTATATTATACACTGAAAATTGACATACAACTAACTCCTTGGTGTATTTAGACGGAACCAAGCATTCAAGTATTGCTAAATCCTTCTTGTTCGATGTTTTTACTTTTTTTAATTCATATATAGTTCCATCAAAAAACCTGACCATATTACGACTATACAAAACGTGTTCCACCGTAACAATCTTTACTCTTGAATATTTATAATTAATTTCTTTTATACCATAGATAACACCAGCTCCGTGATCTTCCAAGTCTTTATCAAGGATAGATACAGTGAACCTATTAAGTTTATCAAGATCTGCTGCAACAACTGGTAAGGTATGGAGAATAGTTAATATGATAATGATAAGGTATCTTTTTATCATTTATTTTCTCTTACCTCCTCTAAACCGCTTTCTATCAATCTTCTTTTGTTGCTCTGCTCGCCACTCTATTATCTTGTTTATGTGTCCTTCTTTCTTGAAGTGTCTTTCCATTACTTCCTTGGTTCTAAAACATAGACCACAAACTTCACATTCTAGGAACATGTTAAAACTCCGTTGTAGCGAAGAAGTATAGGAACACTACATCTAAGGTTTCCATGTCAGTGAGCTGTTCAGCAAACGTTACCGAACGGTCTCTGTTGCTCATATCTGAAAAGTAATTTGTGTTGTTTGTTTCGTCTACTGTAAGTGCTCTAACGTTATCAAATAACTCATCGTCTGGTAAGTCATTGCGTATATTGTTGTGTCCCCTGGCTTTAGTCATCACACTTTCTTTATCCTTACCGGCCCACTATTCACAATCGTTTATAGTGTATTCGTCAGACATTTCTTTATCCCTAATACCAATTTGTAATAATGCTGGTAATAGTTTAGAACGAATACCATCCACAAACATTTCCACCACTTGTCTCAACTCTTCTAATGTGTCTTCTTCAAACCTTTTTTCCAATAATGGATTTTCGTTTTCACTATCATATCCTTTTGTGTATATACTAACTGTTCCATCCCACTTTGGACCATAGTGAGATTTAGGCGGGTAGAACCTACAACACACATCAAACAATGGACCATCAAAGTCCAACTTGAAACCACAGTCAAATCCCCATCTTGGTTCATAATTATTTTTATCTTTATTTTTATCATCCGCCCAATCATGAGCTTGATCATAACTTTCTGGACAACCTGGTAATGGGTTACCACCATTTAATATAATTGTACTGGTAGGTGTTTTTATTATGTTATCCACTTTACATCATCTCCTTAATCACTAAGTAAAGTTATTATCACTATTAATAGGAGCCAAAATATTTCATCCATTATATCCCTGCTGTCTGTGCTGTTACCTTCACCCAGTCTGCCAACTCGTTCTCTCTCAGGCACTTTCCACACTTTACAACCTTTGTTGCGGGTGACTGAGGGCTAAACCATGCCAACCGCATTGAGTGACCACAGGCTGGACAGAATAGACCGTTTTTCTTTACGAACTTCTTCAATGTTTTTAATCTTATTTTTCGTATCTTTTTCCTTTGCTGTGCTGTTAAAGGTTTCTGGTCTACTTTTCTTTTTATGTTTAATTTCTTTTTTGGTTCTTTAGTGCCGTGATCACCTTTTGTTGTTATTGGTTGCATTTTATTCTTTCTCCTCTTTAACATTTTCTTTTATTAACTCTTCCACATGTTCAAACCGGTGTTTTCTTATTTTAATTTCAAGTCTGATAAGGTAGTTCGTGTAATCGTCACCTTGTAACTGGCAACCTGTAGCTTTTGCATAGCCTAGCACCTGGTTTGTTAGATCCATTATTACTTATCTCCTTACAAATACCCTATCTTGTCCAGATACATCGTTACCGGTTATCTCTCTTATTTCACCAAGCTCCACCAACCGATCAACATAAGCCAACATGGTAAAAGAATCGTCAGTGATATTTTTCCAAGCGTAAGACATCTTAAAAGCACCTGAGGAATCCAACATATTATTCACTCGATCTCTAACTTTTAAAAACTTTCTCTGACCTGTGTCGGTGAATATTTCTTTCTTCTGGACTTGGTAGTTATACATTGTTGAGCATCTCCTTATATTATATATTTACTTTTACTTAAACAACATCCACTTGGTAGTAGTCCAACAAAACCTCATCGGTGATGTTAAACGGTTCAACGATAACGCTCTTACCATTTTGGGTGTGCCGTGTTATCTCAAAAGCGTTCTGTGCTTCGTAGTCCAACTTCTGGTTACAGAAACATATCAAACCTTTACCATCCACGTTACCACATACCCACTGGTCAGGGAGTTTGGTGAAGAGGCTTACACCGTTGTTAGCCCTAAACATATATCCACCACGAACGGTCTGTTCGGTTCTGAGCTTTCTTCTTATCTCCCTTGAGCCACCAGAAATATGGACCACCGCTTTAATAATGATGGTGCCAACTGGAGGTAAAGATTTATCTTTAATATCCTCAGCCGCCTCTTCTATTTTTTTATCTGGTAAAGAATTATCTTTTATCATTTTCTTTCCTTTCTTGTTTACTAATTATTTATTTATTACCTCCGGTTTGATAATTAAATTAAAGTTATTTAATAAGACTATGAAAAAATTATAAGGAAAGTGGTTTTTCTTTGGAGGTGCAAGAAATTCTCTCTCTAATCTCGTCAATAGCCTTCTTAATAGTAGCTTCTTCCAAGTTAAAATAATTTGAAAAAATAATTCTTGTTTCTTTTTCTGACTGTCTTATCTTTAAACCTTTCTTACCTTTTCTGTTTAGGCTGTCTTTTCTTTGTACACGTAGGTGAGCGATTCTTGATAACTCGTTGTTTGGTGAATGTGATAGTTTTACTATCTGTTTTGCTAATGGAGAAAGACCACCGATCAGTTTTTTCAGCATAACTTCCATTTCTTTCCTATCAAACTCGTTATCCGAAAGGTAAGAACAATTGTTAGCTCTTTGCTCATCAAGTTCAAACGTGTCTTTAGGTAACTTGTTGATAGACTGTTTTAATAGCGTTCTATAGCGATTAGACAGCGATTTTTGGAAGTATGTCCTAAGATTGGATACTTTACCCTCCTGTTGTTTTTGAAGGGCTTTAAACAGCGTTATGGCACCCTCCTGGAAAAGTTCATCGTAGTGGATTAATACGTCACCTGGTCTTTGGAACGATTTTGTGGCGTATTTGATTAGGTTCTTATACTGGTTGAAGTTTACTTCCCATGTTTCAGCGGTTATCATTATTTACTTTTCCTTTCCATATTTTCTATTGTACATTTCCACTGCTGAGTTTCTGTCCTTTTGGGGATATAGACACGAACAACCATTTTTTTAGCTGGTAAAATAAACACTGAACAAGCACAGTCCGTACCATAATAACCGGTGTTCCACTCGTGACACAACTTGAAGGCTTTACCAAACCTACCTGTGATGAGGTACATATGTCGATCAGAGAAGTAATTAAAGTACTCTCTGTGTGGATGTTTTTGTGCAGTTTCAATAAGTGGTAATAGAACGTTATATATCTCTTCTTGTTGTTCCAGCGTCATTGGTGTTATATTTACTTCTTCTTTTGTTTTGTCTGTCTTATGAGCAAACTGACTATCACCAGCAAGCTGACCGCCATATTCATCCGTTCTTTCCACCGATAGTATATTAGTATTGGTGTCTAGTACACTATCTGTATTCCAGTAATGTGAATTACCATCGTTGTAATACCCACCGTGATTATGAAAACTAATCTTCATTTTACTCATCTCCTTTTATTTCTTTCTCTATCCACATCTTAGCTTTTAATTGTACCGCTTGTATTGTCATTTGTGGTGTTATATTATGTTCTAAATCATAAGTTACTGAATTATAAATGTCACATGTATGACCAACATTACATGAAAACACTATAACAGCATATCCTTTATATTCAAAATTATTTGATGGTTTCATTTACCTGCCACCACCCGGTCTTCTTACGATATGTTTACTTACACCGGCTACACGTTTAATTGCTTTCTTCCTTGGTTTGGATTTTATTTCAACTGTTACCTGTTGTTTTCCCCAGGCGTCCTTGACCTTCTTCTGTACTTTCTTATGTTTCAACTGGAGGTAGGTTATTGCTTTCTTGAAGAACCTCTTAGCGGCAGGTTTCTGTGTGAAGTCTTTTTGTTTTATTATTATCCTTTTGTTCTTCTCGTCTTGCTTCTTGTTTGGTTTATACCTACGGTTTTTCATTTGGATAATGACTTGGAAGTTTGGTAGGTCGTCCGGTATTTCCTTTTCTGCTTTCTTATGTTCACGTTTTATCTGTTGTTCGTCCTTCAGGATAACGTTGCCCTCATCGGTGTGGTGTATGGTGTTGATCATTTACTTGGTTTCTCCTTTAAGATTTCTTTTATGCATAATGTAAGAAGGGCCAGAAACTGCACCAAAAACAAGAAAATCATCAAGCTGGAAGTATCTTGAATCACTATTATGAATAAACACTTGGATGTCTTCGTTGTTTCCACACATTTTAGAATAATTACCTGTTATTAAAAGAAGTTCTTGTAGGCGCATCTTTACTCATCTCCTTAGATTAAAATAACTCTCCCAATTTTATAACCAAGAGCTTCTGCTTCTTCAATTGCCTGTTTTTTTGTTATTCCGTAATTCCATGTGCCTATATAAGTTCCATCCGGTTCCTCAAGCTGGATTCTTTTAGGTTTTTCCAGTCTTTCAATTTTAGGCAAGGCGGGTAGACCACGCATTCTCCTTGATCGGTTGGTTGATATACGTTCCTGCCGTTTGGTTTCGTGTTTAGTGTACTCAGCTATCGTCAACTTACTCGTCTCCTTATTCCCAGTATGTTCCACCCATTGCACCTTTTACTTTTACTAAACCTAAACTTCTTAACATCTCCTCCTTTGCTTTCCTGTTGTTAGTCACTCTTTTTAACTGAAGTTTTCTTTTGAAGTCTTGGTGGTCTTGACATTCACAACATACATTTTCACCATCTTTGGTACAGATTTCATCTCCACATATTTCACAGACTTTCATTTATAATCTCCTGTACCTCACTATTTTGCATAAGTTCTATCACGGCCTCTGTAGGATCGTCGCCAGCTTCTTTTATTATGTCATAAGCGTTTGGGACACTGTATTCTGCCCAATAGAAACCTTCTTTGTCTAGGGTTATGTTTATTGTTATTTCCATTGTTAGTACTCCTCAGCTTCCTGAGCACTTTCAGCATAACTCTGAGCAGTAACAGCGTAGTCACAAACCTCAGTGTAGTATTCTTCATCGGTTAATTCGTCGAAGATTTCCTGGAGGTCTTGGTAGAACTTTTTACACAACTTTCTTACCTGCTTAACTTTCTTACTTTCTGGCATTTGCTCATCCCCTTATCCACTTTTTCTTTTCTAACTAAAACCGTCAACGTAGTTCCTTTATCCTGCACCACCACCTCATAAGATTTTTTGTTGATCTTTACTATTTCACCAGTCATAACTTTTCCTTGATACTTTTTAGGATACTGGTGTTGTTTTGGAATAGTAACTTCTAGGGTGTCGTGTTTGCGGAGGGTTTTACTTTTGCTCATTTACTTATCTCCTTATCCGCTTAAATTTCTTAACTAAGATAAGTTTACTACATAACCAAAAGAAATACAACCCTTAAAACGAAAATAATTTGATTTATTTTTTCTTTATTCCATCTAATTCTATCAGCTTTAGAAATAGTGGAAGCATCAATATTTTTCCAATATCCTCTGAGGATATAACCAGCCGCTAGATATCTACATCTTGGACAACAACTTGTATCTTCAACTTTATCTATAGCTTCTTGTTTTGTAAACATTTACTTAGTTTCCTTTTCTAAATTCTTAATTATAATATTCAATTGTTTTCTATTTTCTACTAAATAGCTAACACGATTTGTGTGGTTATCCCATCTACTTGATATAATATATTTTTGCTCTAATTTTTTAATAATATTTCTTGATGTGTTTAAACGTGAAGTATATTCTGATTTTGTAATACCAAATGGTAAACTAACTACTTCTTTTAGAAAAAATGTACCTGCTCGTATTATATTTCCTAGTAATGTCGATGTAGTTACAATATACTTTCTTCCGTAAAATCTTTTAATTTTTTCATTAGGACCAAACCCTAAAAATTTTACCTCGACTTTTACAAACTTGTTTAACCAAGTCTCAGATAGTCGTAAAACCTCAATTGCAAATAGTGTTGTTTCTAAATCACTTTTCTTCTTGATAGTAAAAGCACATTCTTGTTCAATTAAAATATTTTTATCTAAACCCTTTGTACTTTCTGGTAAATTAATTTTATCTGACACTTTAAGTCTTAGTAAATAATTTGCTTTCATTTTGTAATCTCCTTAATTGCTCTGAACTTGATGAATATGTCTTCTCTTATTATGTAACAAGCTGGATTACAATTACATCCTGGTATTCTATAACATCCCTCTCCCCAACGTTTTACCCTTCCACAATTACCAGCATTATTAACAGCTTCTCTCTTTGTATTAAATATTTCTGACTCTTTGAGGGAATAGCCTATTTTTGTTAAATACCATTTCATTTTATTGGTTTAACTCCCTCATCTTTCATAACTTCTAATGCTAAATTATCTGGAGGTTTGTTTTTCTTGCAAGCAAAGCAGTAATGTTTTTTATCTCGTAATTCTGTTTTAGTTAATTCTTCCCAATGTCCACACTCCAATATAACATTAAACCTATGGCCTTTTTTAAAAGCGTGTTTACAATCCCATTGCAGGATTTTAAATACTTTTCTTTTGGGAGTAATTGTTGCGGGGAGTGTTTTGCTCATTTACTTATCTCCTTAAATTTCTTACTTAATTAAAGTATAGCAGATAACCAAAAGAAATACAACCCTTAAAACGAAAATAATTTGATTTATTTTTTCTTTATAACCAAAAGTCTCTCAAACACTAGCTTTTCCGTGAAAAGTTTTTTCTGATTTAATATGTTTTCCAAGTATTTCTTGCTACATTTTCCAGGGTCACCGGCTTCCACCGGTAATTCAGCTACATAAACCTCTTTAGAGAATCCAGCTAATTTCCGAGCTACTTCAAAATGGTCACCTTCTGGATAAGCGTCCGGATCAAGTAACACGGTGAAAGATTTAAAACTAGATACCAAAACGTCCAACTGGTGGTCAGACAAAGACTTACCAAATATACCTATAGCCCTATCGTCTATACTCAGCACATCCCTCCAACCTTCCACCAGCACAACGTCCTCCCTCTTACCATATATATTGTTTATATTATACAATACACAATCTTTACTAAAATATCTATCCTTTTTAGGTGGATTGTAGAATTTGGTTTTACCTGTTAGTTTGGTTAACCGCCTTGCTGTCCAGTACACTTGTTCACCAGCCTTGTTAAACACGGGTATAATAATCATTCCAGCCTGTCTACCTGTACCACAGTAGCCTATTTTATGTCGTTTTATTTGTTCGTCCGTAACTCCACGTTTAAGTATATACTTTATGGATCTAAGGACTATCTCTGATTTTATTTTTTTGATGTTGGTAATGGGTTTATATTCTTCTGGTAGTGGTACAGGTTTTAATTTTCTAATTATTTCTTTGTTTGCCGTCAACTCTTTTATCAAGGATTTAAAACTAACCTCTTCTTCCATACCAACTATTACCGGTGTAAATTGTTTATGGTCGTGGTAATGACTAGCGAATTCTATGTATCTACCTTTTTCTTTTAACTTATAAATAATACCACCCATGGAACCAACCTTGAACTTACATATCCAACATTGTCCTTTTCTGGAATATATGTTAAAATGAAAGTTTTTCTCGTTACCACAGTTTGGACATTCTAGTTCCCACTCATAACCACGGTTAGAAGCTTTATGGATATGTAGGTATCTCCTCAGAAAGGATTTGATACTATTTATGTTTTGCCACATTGGTTTTCATTAGTTAATTTTTTTGACATTCTATCATATAATACTACATTTACACAACAGGCTAAATTCATACATCCGTTTGTAGGTATATATACAATATCACGACACCACCTTAAAACGTTTTTGCCAAGTGTACCATCCTCCGGACCAAAAATATAGAAAGCTCTTTCTGGATGTTTGTATTCTGGTAACGTTTTTGCGCCGTCAATTAATTCTATCGCAACCGGTACACAGTCAAACGGTATTATACTTTTCAAATTAGCTATTTGTATTAGTGGTAAATGTCTATAATGTTTCATCGTATCTGTAGAAGATTTTTTATATTTAAATGGTATTCTACCACCAGTAACGGCTACAAAAGACGCACCATAAATTCCAGCAGAGCGTAATACAGAACCAACATTAATAGAATTTTTTGGTTGGAATAAACCTATACCACAATACCCTCTAGATATTTTTATATTACTATTCACTTTTTTCACCCTTCTTATCTTCCGTATCATACCAAACCGGTTTCCAACTCTTCAATATCCTAACATGTCCACCATCCATCTTTATCTTTACGATAGCAAACTTTTTCTTGAACTTACCTTTGGCAACAAATATCCTCATTATACCATTGATAAATTCTTTCTTGGTTTGACACAGTGCTAAAACCGTGTCCATTGTCTGGTACTTCTCGTAAGCCCAACTACCATCTTCCACGGTGATAATTTTCTTGCTTGCTGCCCTCTTACTGCTCTGGTCACCCGTCCATATAGGTATCTTTAGTTCACCTGTTAATCCATATATATCAGTAAAGACTTCACCAGCTTCTTCCGTTTTACTATTCCTTCTTGTCAACGTACCCATCAGACTAGCATAATCCAAAGCAACAAAACCTGGTTTAAAACCATACTTCATGGGTACGGTGTATTCTATCATGTATCTCAAATCTTTTACGTTAAACTTTTTTGGTGTCATTTTTACTATTAGTAACTGTGGTGAAAGTAATTTCTTTATACCCCTTAATCTAAACAATACTTCTCCTCTTTTTCTTCCTATATTACTTATATGTTGACCACTAAACAATGCATCAAACTTGTGTTCTATGTCCTCTTTACCCTGTTCCAAGCTAATATACAACGATGGTACATAAGAGAACAACATACCTGCTGTTATGTTCACTAAAAACGTTGTTTTACCCACGTTGGTTGGAGCTAAGATACCGCTAAAGTCCTGTCCTCGCCTTACACCACCAATGGCTAAATCTAAGCCTGTTATGAGTGTTGGATAGAACATTTCCTCTTCTGTTTTGGTGTAAGCTACCCTATCTTCCATGTTTTCAAAGTAATTACTTACATCTTCTTCCACCGCTCCCACCCTGCTTGCTTTATCTATTAATCTTAAAGCTTCGTTATATCTTTGGTTCTCAAACAGTGGTATAGCGGTAGATAAAGCACCTAGTACAGCTTCACCACGAGCAAACTTAACTAATGTTCTCTCAAAATATTCACCATCACTAAGTTCCGTGGTTTTTATATCCTTAATGAGCTGGAGGAGTAGTTTTAGTTTACCTTTGTCTTTTTCAAACATTATCTCATCTTTTATTTCTCTTACAAGTACAGGTATGGAGGGTGCTTTGTTGTAGTCCCTCAGATAATCAAGGAGTTTTTCTACAACGATTTTTTCCTGCCACTTTTTTCTAAAATATTCTGGTGACAGGAATTGATAGTTTTTCATTAAGAAGTCTTTATCTTTTAAAAACCACGTGAGTAACTTTGTTCTGTACTCATCGTCGTATATGTCGTTATCCATTTATAACCTTATCCATTTATAACCTTATCCATTTGTTTTAAGGAGGTAACCAATTATTGCGTGATATTGTTTTAGAAAAGCCTCAAAATCACTCTCTGTCCATGTCTTATCTATCATTATTGCTCCAGCCTCGTTAGGTAGAACTATTATAAGTGGTTGCCCTAAAGCAACAAGAGGCTTAACCTCGTCTATAGGTTTCATTTCCCTGAACTCTGGTTTCAATGTTTTTTATCCACCTTTTACCTAACTCTGTTTTCAACCAGGCTAAAGCAATTTCACCTGGTTTATCTTTTGTTATCATGTGTTCTATGTTCTTTATAACTTGATCAACGGTTGTAAATCCTCTTTCTTTGCTCCACCTTATTAGATGTATGTATATCTCCTCAAGTTCAATACGTATGTCGTAATAAGGTTGTTGTTCCACTAAATTAGACTCCTTTTCAACTTTATCAATTATTAAGTCTACTGCTCTACGTTTGTGTATTACCTTTAACCTTTGTGCTTTTTCCTTTAATGTTTCTTCTATCTCTTCCACGGTCTCTGTTCTACCCTCGTCAAAATCGACACCTTCAAACTGTCTTTGCTCGTCAACGTAATGTAAAGCGTTTTCTGAACAAAGGTTGTTCGGCATAGGAAACTGCCAATTCATTCTGCTGTAATGGTCTATCAAATAACCTAAAAACTTTTCTGGATCTATTTCGTTTACTGTTGCTATCTGGTGTAGTCTTTTAAAACACTTCCAGTTCTTACTTTTACGTGGATCTTTTTTAAAGCTCACCGGATTATAAGGATGATGAAAAGCCGCTTCCCTGTGTTCCTTATATATCTTAGTAAGTTTCAATATAACCAAATCGTCACCACTAAGATTTACATTTAAGAAGCCTTTTCTTTTATCCTTGGTTTTCTTCTTTATTACTTCTCCAAATAAGTTTATCATGAACCACCTTATGTAAACTATCTATATCACCATTATTTTTTATTAATATATCCCAATTATTAAAACTATCTAACTCATGTTCCGTTGTATGGTTATCTTGTATACCAGTATTCCTTTCTACTTTTACAATAGTTGAGTCTGGTCTCATAGAACGTAAGAAGTTTATTTCATATGCACGTCGAATATCATCAATAACTACGATAGAGTTACTATGCAAATCCTTCGTTACTAAATATCTATCTATTCTCTTTTCTAACTTCCTCATCCAAACCTTATTCCAAATATTAACCATTGCTTGACCGGTTTCCTGTAACAATGTTCTTGGTGATTTACCAACATCGTGTAATGCTACTTCACTATGTTTATGTTGTTTTATGTCTTTATCAAATAAGCTATACACCGTGTTTTCTATCTCGTTACTTATAGAGAATATTTTACCACCATACCGGGCGCATATATATCTTGCAATAGTTGTTTTACCTACTCCCCTTTTATAACCTAAAGCTATCAATATCATACTTTTAGTCCTTTCATAATCTTAATTTCAAATTCCTCATCTTTATAAGCCTTTAACCTTATCTTACTGTGTTTTTCTAAAAAACCTTTATCTTGCATATAAAAATCTACAACGTCAACAACGTTCTTTTGTCCTTTTGGCTTTTCCCTTAATGCTCTACCAACCTTTTGAAGTAACGTCCACCAAGCTTGCATGCCACCAACGTTCACCAGGACGTTTATATCGTGTATATCTATACCATGATAAAATATCTTTGAGGCTATTAAAACCCTTTTCTTCCCTTTAACAAAGTCATCAACAGCTTTCTGTCTATCTTTATGTGATGTTTTACCATAAATAAACTTTGCTATTGGTTTCATTGATTCCTCTAATATGTAACCTTGTTTTTGTCTGTTCACCAAACATAAAACCTTTTTACCTTGTGTCGTAAACCTATTTACTACTGCATCGACTAAGGTATTAAAGAATTCACTCTCAACAACATTATGTTTATAAGCCTGAAACCAGGTGTCGTATTTCTTTATTTTTGGTACTGGTACGATATGTATAGTTGGTTTAGCGGAATATCCTTTTTCTATCATGAGCTTGTTTCTTACACGTGCTATAACTTTACCAGTAACAGCTTTCAGTCTTATATTTCTAACTTCGTTATCTGTTAAAGGTGTGCCAGATAAACCAAATCGCCACCAAGCACTTTTACAGTTCATGGCTATTTTATACCAAGAAAAAGACGTTGCATTATGACACTCGTCAAGTAATAATAATTCTATAGAAGCGAGGTATTCTAGTGTTTCCACTCGTCTTTTGTTGTGCTGTATTTTTTTAACTTTATAAGTAGCTTTATCCTCGTTCTCCTTTATATCTCTAAACTTTTTTGTTCTGGAATAAAGTGTTTGGACTGTTGCTACCGTTACTTTTCGTGGGTTATAACTACCGTCACCTATTATACCAACTAAATCTGCTCCTGCTTCGTTTTTAAATACACCATACGTTTGATATAATAAGTCTTGTTCGTTAACTAGAAACAGTGTTTGTGGATAATTTAAAGCTCTTATTAGGATTGCAGAGACATTTGTTTTACCAAAATTTGTAGCACACCAGACAACACCTTTTCTTTTCTCCAACATCCTATTCAAAACTTTTCTTTGTATAGGTCTTAGTTCCATATCTAAAATGACAAAATCAACATTATGATAATCTTTTATTGGTTTTATGTATAACGGGTATGTTTTACTTCTAGTTAATTTAAAATCAACTTTGTTTTCCTTTAATATCTTCACAACGTCTGGTAGTAAACCGGTGGGAAACTTATTTGTTACTTTTGAAAAGAATCTAGTCTTACCATCCCAGTTAGAAACCTTTCTTATAATGTAATACTTTTTATCAGTATGACATAGTGCTTGGTCTATCTTGTTTTTAACCTTTGAAGGCAAATCACCTTCTATTTGACTTTTAGTTGGTGTAACTACTATTTTCACTGACAATTAAAACTCTCCTCATATAATAAGACTATAAATATTGTTTATTGTAATATGAAACTACCCTGAGATGAGTGCCACATTGTTCTCGATTTTCTCAGGGTAGTTTTTACGTCTAAATCTAGAGTTACTTCTTTCAATATATAAGTTATACTCCGTTAGAGTTTTTGGTGTCGGGTTTAATCACCTACTTTCGTTTGATTATAAGAAACAACAGGTAACATGGCTGGATTCCACACTCAGCTCCGGGCATCAACTAGACTAACAACGTAGTCTAGGACTTAATTCACCACCGAAACGGAAAACTTACAAGCGCGGTCGCGGGGCAAACATAGTCGCTTCTTTAATAGCCCCAACACCATTCATAGATGTTTTTCTTAGGTGTAATCGGGTGGTAGCCTTACATTTCACCATATCCCAGGTTCTACCAAACCTCATGTCACCCGCTGTTTCCTATTCTGTTTTCAAACACTTCACTTAACAAACGTTTCACTTAATAAGACTACGAAAAACTTTTACTGGAAACTAAAAAGCTAGAACTACCCCTACATTAATAGTTGTCATACCCGCTAAACCTTTTAATATATTGTTCCACCTGGTGCCTAAACCAACGATTACGGACGTGTTGTTGCTAACAGCATACCCAACAGCCACTCCAACCGTCTTCGTCGTACCAAACCCGTTTAAAGTAAACCTAAACAGCTCTATAAACTCGTAATCCAAACCAAGTAGAACACCATATTCCAAATCAAACAATAAACCACCCTTTAACCTATTGGATATGATCCTTCTTTTCCGCTTAAACTTTTCTACCCTGGTGTTAAGCTTTAACTTTGTTGAATATTCTTTATATCCAAGTTTTATTTTTAGATCTACTTCTTCCTTAAAGTAATACCGTCCTACCTTGTCCCTAAATACTACCAGCTCACCAACTTCCAACTCCGGTAGAGCCTCGTCCAACGCCTTGAAGTTTTTAAGATATCCCACCATAGCTTCATAATCACTGGTTGGAATAGTGGTGGTCTCTTCTGCACTTACATTCTTAGCATATAAAAACAGAAGTATAATTACTAAGATTAACGCCGCGATTATTCTTTTCTGTTCGTCTCTGTCATAATACATTATTTACACCTACTTAACAGTTCATTCATGCTTGGTGTGTTTTTACCTGGTTGGAATGGTTTCTTATCTTTGTTTTCTTTCACCGTCCATTCTCCTGTTTCGGGTTTAACGGTGATAACGGTATCTAACTCCTCATCACTTATACCATCCGGTGTAGGAACCTTGTTTACATCTCCATCTGGTGAGGTAACTCTTACGTTATAATCATCATCGAAGATACCACTGTCACCAACGTGGTCATGAGTGGGCGGTTGGACATACCCGTTCTTATCTTTTACTCCTACTGGAACTTTTCTTTTAGAGGATACTTCTGGTTCTTCGTCGTCTTCACCGATGTTTAACACCGAATGTAATATAAACAAACCAACACCAGCTATCACCATCCACCCGAACTCTGTAACCTTAGTCAATAATCTCCTTAGGACCACTAGAAACTTTTTCACCCGTGTCACCCTTCCTCTTAAAAACGTTTATCACTTTGTCCACCGAACCTTTTAAACCATTTGTCCCTAAGAACAACGCTATAGCAGTACAGTATATAGTCACCTGTTGTGAGCCAACAGTATCTAACATGTTTAAAACCTTACTGGAAAAGATAGCTAATATATATTCAAGTACAATAATACCAGTCCAGAAAGTCATTATCCAGGCACCTTTTAAAGTACCGTCCTCTTTTAATAAGACTATTTTTTTCATTTTTACATCAGTCCTTTATCCTGAAGTTTTGATTGGAAATTAAAATGTGTTAGTGCTGCGAACGTTTTTTCCTGGTAATCATCATCAAGCCATAATCTTTCGTGCTTAACAACACTTTTACCGTCCACGGACATCTGTATAACATCCACCCATTTCCTAGGCTTGGAGTAATCACTCCTCCTACCTATGTTACCAACATCAACATGGATACAACGTGGAGTTATTATATTTTTCTTTCCTTTATAAGTTCTATAGTAAATACCAGTTCCACCTAAATGACTAATAGCTTCTTTTTCCCACCACCGGGCTTCTTTTAATGGATCAAATAATTTTCTCTTTATATAATCGCAAGCATAAAACTTTCCTATTCTTATTAAATGCTCAGAATATATAGATCCACCAATGTTAGTGTTGTGTATAGTACACCGTCCACCACTTGTTATAATGATAGGTATATTCTCTTCCCTACGTCTCGTCTCTAAATAGTATAATAACTTAGTAGCTGGTATACCTTCTCCGCAATGTCTACAGGCAAATTCTTCTAACCTAAAATGTGTGTCTGTCCCATCTTCTAGTTTAAGCTGTACCATCAAACTTGTCCTTTATACCTTTTATATACTTCCGGCAATGGCTTGTTTCTTCTTTTACTTCTTTTATATTTATACCCTTACCACCATTAGAAGTACTCTGGTGTAGCATTCTTTTAAAAACCATATCCATCGTTACTAACATGGCGTTTGAAGAAAGTAAAACTCCCTCTACCTTAGTCATTGTATTAACCTCCAAACCTTGCTTTTAAATAAGCTATTAACAGACCAAGAATTATATAGAAAAGTTTTTCCATGTGTTTTACCAGGAAAGCTCTTACCTTACCTCTTATTTCTTCTGGTACACCCTCCAACTTTTCTAACCGTTTAATTATGTCAACTTGATTAATTTCTAGTTCTTCCACCATTTGGGTTTTTTCTTGTCTACAAAGCTGTTGCTTAGTATCCATCTTATGTTGGAAATCTATCATCTTTTCTGTATACTCAAATAACTTAGATACTTTTTCGTTTGTACCTATTACCAAACCTTCAAGTTTTCCTATAAGTAAGTCTTGATTTTCTTCTGGCATTATTTATCTTCCTATTCATCAATATAATCTGGTGGTAATTTGTTTATCTTCTTTAAATTCTTTATAGCTTGTTTTCTATAATCAGTTCTTATAAGCTCATCCATTTTTTTTGTTATTAACATATTATACTCCTCCTGTTGCTCCTTCTCCCGTACTTTAAAATAATTATCAGACGGTTCAATCAATTCATATTCAGCGCCCAATTCATTTACACTTTTCCGTTTCCACTTTCCTTTATGGCTAGTAAATTCCTCCTCATATTGTGGTGGTATTATTATCTCTATTTCATCCACAATGAGAGAACCATCTTCACTAATACCATTATTAATTTTTTCCTTTACTTTTTTTGGATATTTAACTATCTTAATTGCTTCATACACCATTATTGATCAGCTCCAAACGGTATAAACATAATTGTTGTACTCGCCGACCCATTAACTTGCCAATAATCATCTTTTTTTACAGGAAACGTGATACTCCGATTCTCGTGAACGTGACCACTAGAATGAGCAACCATGAGTGTACCGGTTGGATCTGCATTACCATCAGTGTATCCCCGGAGTGATGTATAATTGGCAGTATCATTAGCACAAACTATACCGTCCTCAGTAGCTTGATAGGCTGTTGTTACCGCCCAAGGAACACCAGCATCCCACGCCCCTAATATTTCTAAATTTCCATTTATAACTCCGCCAACCTGTAGATCACCAGTAACATCTAAATCACCAGTAACATCTAAATCACCGGT